CACCTTTTACCCGGTGGTCTATGGGCTGAAACCTGAGGAAGACTGGACGGACGAAGCGAACTGGTACAAGGCGAACCCGTCCCTGGGCCATACCATACAAATCGACCGCGTCCGGGAAGCGTATCGGACTGCCGTCGAAAATCCGGCGGAAGAGAATGTCTTCAAGCAGCTCCGGCTCAATATCTGGACTTCGGCCAGCATCCGCTGGATACCGGAACAGGTCTACGACAAGGGGAATCTTCCCATTGACCGGGATTCTCTGCGGGGACGGATGTGCTGCGGCGGGCTGGATTTGTCCAGCACGTCGGATATCACGGCCCTGGTCCTGGCTTTCCCGCCACGAAGCGAGGATGAGAAATACATCCTGCTTCCTTTCTTCTGGCTGCCGGAAGACACGCTGGAAGTGCGGTGCCGCCGGGATCATGTCCTTTACGATGTCTGGAAAAAACAGGGATTCATCCAGACGACAGAAGGGAACGTCATCCATTATGGTTTCATCGAGAAGTTCATCGAAAAGCTGGGTGAAACATACCATATACGGGAAATCGCTTACGACAGGTGGAACGCCACCCAGATGGTGCAGAACCTGGAAGACATGGGCTTTACCATGGTGCCTTTCGGCCAGGGATTCAAGGATATGTCACCGCCGTCGAAGGAGCTGTTCAAGCTCCTGATGGAAGGGAACATCGTCCATGGCGGCAATCCTGTTCTCAAATGGATGGCTGGCAACGTGGTCATGCGGCAGGACCCGGCGGGAAACATCAAGCCGGATAAAGAAAAATCCGTCGAAAAAATCGACGGAATCGTGGCGTCTATCATGGCACTGGACCGCTGCATCCGCAACGGGATAGGCAGCGGCAGTGTCTATGACGAACGGGGTGTTATTGCTTTTTGATTTTTATTACCAGGTAATTTGGCAGATGTTCATTCTGAACACCCAATCGAAAAGATACGCCATTCCCCTTAAAAGTGGAGAGATGCCTTCCTTTTTCAGGTCTACATAGCCTGTCAGGTATTTTCGTACAGATACCTTAATGTCGTCGTCCAATCTTAGGTCATGAAGTGGGTTATTGCAGTAGAACATTCCCTTTATGCCATGTATTCCCATTGTTTTCAATGTTCTCTTCATCAGTACTTTTATACCGAAGCTGCCGATAGTATCAAATACGAGGCAACCGTGGGAAAAGGCACCCTTTAGCCTCAGAATAAGTTGATGTACCTCTTTTTCTCTGAGATATATAAACACTCCGGCTGCAAACAGGAAAACTCCTTGAAATACATCAATGTATTGAGTCCAAGTATCATCATTTAAATCAGCCGCGATATTGATTTCTCGGCCAATAGGGGGAAGAAGCGAATTTCGTATGGAAATAATGTCTTTCCTGTCGATATTGTATAGATTCATTCTTCCGTTATCTCCTAAGCGAGGGGTCTGATCTAATCCGCATCCCATATTCACAACAGCCGCATCTGGATGGGAAGATAGATAGTCTTGCATCTCATAAAGAATAGCTTTGCTTCGAAGAATACCTTCTAAGGCACCAAACTTCCAAACAAAAGAACCTTTCTTTTTATCAAGCGTAGAAAAATCGTAATTCAGATGTCTGATTACGTCATCCGCATAAGGGTCTAGGAGAATGTGAGGGAAGAGCTCATTGCCAAGTTTCCTGGCATAGAGGGGAATGATTAATGTTTCTTGCACCGTATTTTTTTCAATAGTTATTCTGCTCATGAGTGCTCATTTCCTTTCTGAGATTTACTATTATAAAGATAGTTTACCACTAATAAAACGTGTTTGTAAACTATCAATTACTAGGTTAAGTATCCCTTTTCAGGAGGTTTTCATGCATATCCCATTTTTATCCAGCCTGTTCCGTACTCGGGACAAGCCTCAGAACTATTACATCGGCACGGATTTCCGTTATCTGTTCGGCCCTTCCACCAGCGGCAAGATGGTGAACGAGTTCACGGCCATGCAGACAACGGCGGTGTATGCCTGTGTCCGCATCCTGGCGGAAACCTTGGCAGCTCTGCCGCTACAGCTGTACCGTTACACGCCGGGCGGTAAGGAGCGGGTCTATGACCATCCGCTGTATCATCTGCTCCATGATGAGCCGAACCCGGAGATGACCTCGTTCATCTTCCGGGAAACGCTTATGAGCCATCTGCTCATCTGGGGCAATGCCTACGCCCAGATCATCCGGGACCGCCTGGGACGGGTGCAGGGACTCTATCCGCTGCGTCCAGACAAGATGACCGTCTGCCGGGATGACCGGGGACAGATTTTCTATCTGTATACCAAGACGGGTAATGAGAATCCGAATGTCAAACCATACGGGCAGGTGGTCCTGCAGAAGGAAGATGTACTGCATATCCCCGGCCTTGGTTTTGACGGCCTGGTCGGCTATTCGCCCATTGCCATGGCCCGCAATGCCGTGGGCATGACCATGGCCTGCGAGGAATACGGTGCGTCTTTCTTTGCCAACGGAGCCAGTCCCAGCGGGGTGCTGGAACATCCCGGCGTTCTGAAGGACCCGGCCAAAGTCCGGGATTCGTGGAATGCTGTCTACCGGGGGACGGGCAATGCCCACAAGGTAGCTGTGCTGGAAGAAGGCGTGCGCCCAGACGGGCGTCATTGATAGTAGTGTTTGGTACTACCACCCACAATCATGGGTGAGTTGACCTGCTTTACCGCAATGCGAAAGCTGATACGGGAACATAGCACGGCAGGAAAGCGGTAAGTTACCCAAAGGCTATAAGGTACGACTGAACCGCAACAACAATCGGATATGAGGTTTAAGTTATCTACTGAACGTGAGACCTGAGTGTCCATTTCCGAGGGGAATTGGGAAATTAGCCTATTACCCATTCCGTGACCGGCTGTCTTTACATCCTTCAAAGACAGCATGATTGCAAATGTCACGGCACGAGCAGGAGAACCTGTGTTAAAGGGTCTAAAGCGGAACCGACAATCCGAGCATACCAAGCAATGACGCTAACTGGGGATACCCTAAAGACGGATGCCGAAAGGCTATAGTCTATAGGACTTGAATACCGCCTATGGGTACGGAGCGTTCGTAGTAGTCTGAGAGAGTTAATGGCTCTTACATGGCGAAGGAACGCAGTTTATGCAACTCTAAAAGGAAAGATGAAAGGGAGGAGAAACCTCGATGAAGCCAACATCTGAAATTTTAAAGCGAATGTACGGAAATTCTGAAGAGCATTCAGACGGTATCTACACGCGGCTCTATAGGTATCTTTTGCGAGAGGATATCTACATGACCGCATACAAGAACCTTTACGGAAACAAGGGCGCAGGAACTGAGGGTGTGGATAATGATACGGCTGATGGTTTTGGAAAGGAATATGTGAATCAGATTATTGATGAACTGAAAAACCTGACCTATGAGCCAAAAACAGTAAAACGTGTCTACATTCCTAAGCGCAACGGGAAAATGCGTCCATTGGGCATTCCGTCATTCAGAGATAAACTGGTACAGGATGCGATACGGCAGATACTTGAAGCAATCTATGAGCCTGTTTTCAGTGCCCATTCGCACGGATTCAGACCAAATAGAAGCTGTCATACGGCGCTGAAAGAAATCAGTCGTTCGTTCCGCAGTACGAAGTGGTTTATCGAGGGTGATATTAAAGGGTGCTTTGACAACATTGACCATGCGGTTCTGCTGAATCTGCTTTCCGAGAAGATCAAGGATAGCAAGTTCATAAATCTGATAGGAAAGTTTCTGAAAGCAGGCTACATGGAAAATTGGGAATACCACAAGACATACAGCGGAACACCGCAGGGCGGCATACTTTCCCCGATTCTTGCGAATATATATCTGCATGAGTTGGATAAGAAAGTAGAAGCCATGCAACAGGAATTCAATGCGTCTGCTGAATATGCCTATACACCTGCATACGGTAAAAAGGTAAGAGAGATTGTCAAGCTGAGAAAGCGTTACGGTGATTGCGATGATGAAGCAGAAAAGAAAGAACTGCTAAAACAGATTCATAAGCTTGAAGTGGAAAAGCGCAGATTGCCATACAAGGACGCTTCCGACAAGAAAATTGCCTATGTACGCTATGCCGATGACTTTATTATTGGTGTCAGCGGAAGCCGTGAAGATGCGGAGAGCATAAAGCAGGAGCTTACGTTGTTTGTCGCAACAAAATTAAAACTGGAACTGTCTGACGAGAAAACAAAAATCACGCACAGTTCCGACAACGCTCATTTTCTCGGATATGACATCAACGTGCGCAGATGTCAGGAATCCAAAAGGAAAACCAACGGGGTTGTACAAAGGACGCTTAATAACTCTGTAGAATTGCTTATTCCTATGGAGCGGATTGAGAAGTTTATGTATGACCGTGAGATTGTCATCCAAGGTAAAGACGGCAGTCTCATTCCATGGCAAAGAAACTCGATGGCAGGTCTTACAGACCTTGAAATTGTAGATACCTATAACTCGCAGACTCGTGGAATCTGTAATTATTACAGCATTGCCAGTAATTTCTCAAAGCTGACGTATTTCGTTTATCTAATGGAATACAGTTGCCTGAAAACACTTGCTAAGAAGCATAAAACCAGAATATCAGGCATAAAGAGAATGTTCAAGTGCGGTAAATCATGGGGCGTTCCCTATGAAACGATGAAAGAGAAAAAGCGCATGATGATTGTGAAATTCTCTAACTTCAAACGGGGAAAAGTCTTTGAAGAACCAAACATTGATACGGTAAAGAACCATATTCATTTAAACACAAGAAATTCTCTTGAAGCCAGGTTGAAGGCTTGTAAATGCGAATTATGCGGTGCGGAAGGTGACGGAATTTCCTTTGAAATCCATCACATCAACAGAATGAAAAATCTTAAAGGGAAAGAGCAATGGGAAATGGCGATGATTGCAAGAAAAAGGAAAACACTTGTCGTTTGTAGAGAATGCCATAAGAAAATCCATCATTCGTAAGAGCGTAAATGGAAAGCCGTGTACATCGAGAGGTGTAAGCACGGTTTGGGGAGAGGCATGTGCAAACCGACATTGGAAACAATGCACGGCGGCACTTGCCTACTCTACATGAAGTACCAGCAGATCGGCATCCCGCCGGAAGAAGCACAGTTCCTGGAGACGCGGAAGTTCCAGCTCGATGAGATTGCCCGGCTTTACCGCATCCCGCCGCACATGATCGGCGACCTGGAGAAAAGTTCCTTCAATAACATCGAGCAGCAGTCCATGGAATTTGTGAAATACACCCTTGACCCGTGGGTCATCCGCTGGGAGCAGGCCATGCAGAAAGCCCTGTTCCTGCCGGAAGAGAAGAAGCAGTATTTCCTGAAGTTCAACGTGAACGGCCTCATGCGCGGCGATTACGAGAGCCGCATGACCGGGTACAGCATCGGCCGGCAGAACGGCTGGCTGTCCGCCAATGATATCCGGGAGATGGAAGACATGAATCCCGTGCCGGATGAAGAAGGCGGTAATCTATACCTTGTCAATGGCAGCATGACGAAGCTCAAGGACGCCGGGGCCTTTGCCCAGAAGGGAGAAACGAATGAAACATAAATTTTGGAAGTGGGTGACCAACGAAGCACCGGATTCTTTCGGCAGTAATCGCACGCTCTACCTGGACGGCCAGATTTCCGACGAAACCTGGTGGGGTGATGAAGTGACGCCGAAGGCGTTCAAAGATGAACTGAACGCAGGCAGCGGTGACATCACGCTCTGGATCAACAGCCCGGGTGGGGACTGCTTTGCCGCCGCACAAATCTATAACCTGCTCATGGATTATCCGGGGAACGTCACCGTCAAGATTGACGGCCTAGCTGCTTCGGCAGCTTCCGTCATCGCTATGGCCGGGACCAAGGTCTGTATGTCGCCAGTGGCCATGCTGATGATCCATAATCCGGCGACCCTGGCCTATGGCGACCAGGCAGAGATGGAAAAGACCATCGGCATGCTGAGCGAAGTCAAAGAGAGCATCATCAATGCCTACGAAATCAAGAGCGGCCTGGCCCGCACGAAGATTTCCCACATGATGGATGACGAGACCTGGCTCAACGCGAAGAAGGCTGTGGAACTGGGCTTTGCCGATGAAATCCTGTTCGACCAGAAGAAGGGAAATGAAGAACAGCCGGAAGCCATGCTCTACAGCCCGGTCACGGTGACGAATTCCTTTGTACAGAAACTGAAACCAAAGAAACCCTTGCAGAAAGTGCCAGCCGCTTTCCTGGAGAACCGGCTGGCATTGCTCATTCATTAAGGAGGACAATAATGGATACGATTTTAGCACTGCGTGAGAAACGCAAGAATCTGTGGGATGCGGCGAAAGCCTTCCTGGATACGGCCCGTGATGAGAACGGCATGGTGTCTGCGGAAGACGCGGCCCGGTACGACAAGATGGAAGCGGATGTAGTAAATCTCGGCAAGGAAATCGACCGCCTGGAACGCCAGCAGCAGCTTGATGCCCAGCTGTCCCAGCC